CAATGGAAAGAGAAGGTGTAACTGTTCCTGTCTTTGCTCCTTTACCAGAAAAGGATGGTGCAAAATATGCTCCCTTACAGAAGTTAGAACCAGGAGTATATCCTGAACATATGGTTTATCTTAAGTCTGCTAGTATCTGTGGGCAATCAGATTTAGTAGAAGTGGTTAATGGTAAAGTAAATATCATTGATTATAAAACTAATAAAGAGATAAAGACTGAATCTTATGTGGATTGGGAAGGCAAATCAGAAAAATTACTTGCACCAGTAGATAGTTTAGATGACTGTAATTTTAATCACTATGCATTACAGCTTAGTATTTATATGTATATTATTCTTAAGCATAACCCTAAGTTAAAACCTGGTAGAATATTTATACACCATATTACATTTGAACAAGAGGATGTTGATAAGTGGGGGTACCCGGTTGCTAAACTTGATGGCAATGGTGAGCCTATAGTAAAAGAAGTAGTTCCTATGGCTATTCCTTATTTAGTAGATGAAGTAATAAGTATTATGCATTATTTGCATGAGAACAAACATAAAGTAAAAAAGAAATGATTATAAGACTATTTGATGTACAAAATGGAATTGTTATTCCTACTGAACATTGCTATACATTAAAAGCTTTAAAAGATGTTATGGATAATTATCCAGAAGATTATTTAAAGATATATCTGTATCTTTTTTACATGACCTGTCCTAATCCAGATATGAATCCGTTTTTTCATACTCCAGAAATTGATAAAGAAAGTATCATATTAAAAGAAATAGCAGCTGAGTTTTCTACAGAAGATGATGATATTCATATTGCTTTGCAATTTTGTCAAAGAATGTATGAAACACCAACATCTAGAGCATATAAAGGTATGGCATCTATGTTAGATAGATTGGCTAGATATATGGAAACAACTCAGATCACTGCCGGTAGGGATGGTAATATTAATTCACTAGTTGCTGCAGCTAAAAACTTTGACCAGATTAGAGCTTCATTTAAAGGAGTATACAAAGATCTCCAAGATGAACAATCTAGTAAAGTTCGCGGAGGCCAGGGGCTTGCATATGATTCTTAAACTATGAATGAAATTTATCAAGATATACCCTGTTGGGATAATGGTACATGGACAACAGTATCATTTGATTCTAGAGAAGAATTCTCAAGAACTATTGCAGAAATGTTTTCTGAACCTGGAAAATACAATTTTGATGAGACTAGTTTTCTTTTTAATCAAGAAGCCGTAAAGTTTAGAGAGCAGAATGTTTATTGTATAGCACCATTTAGATCAAGAGATTTTATATCTTATTGGGATGATCAGAAACATAAATGTAGAAAAGGAGTATTCTATATAAATGGTAATAAGAAATGGTATCTTACTAGAGATTACTATATGTGGTTAAACTTCTTACCTATCTTTGATAAGGAACAACAAAAGTTTGACTTTGCAAAAGTCAGAGATGCTCAGTATCACATGGCTTTATATGAACTACTAGCAGAACTTAATTATAAACATGTTGCTATTCTGAAGAAACGTCAGATAGCATCCTCATACTTCCATATCTCTAAGTTACTTAATCAGCTTTGGTTTGAAGCTGGGGTAACTTTGAAGATGGGAGCCAGCCTCAAAGATTATATCAATGAGAAAGGTTCTTGGAAGTTTATGTCAGAATATGCTGCGTTCTTAAATGAACATACGGCATGGTACCGTCCAATGTCTCCAGACAAAGTTCTAATGTGGCAGCAAAAGATTGAAGTAAGAAAAGGGGACAGAAAAACAGAAGTGGGTTTAAAGGGTACTATGCAAGGCATGTCATTTGAGAAAGATCCAACAAATGGTGTAGGGGGTCCGGTAAAATACTTCTTTCATGAAGAAGCAGGGATTGCACCAAAGATGGATTTAACCTATGAGTATATGCGTCCTGCTATGGCATCTGGTTTAATTACTACAGGAATGTTTATTGCTGCAGGATCTGTAGGAGATTTATCTCAGTGTGAACCATTAAGAAAAATGATACTTTCACCAACTGATACAGATGTGTATGCTGTTGAGACTGACCTTATAGACTCAAAAGGAACTTATGGTATGTCAGGTTTGTTTATTCCTGAACAATGGTCAATGCCTCCATACATAGATGACTATGGTAATTCACTTGTCAAAGAAGCATTAAAAGCTTTAGATGAACAATTTGCCGCCTGGAAGAAAGAACTTGATCCAGAAACTTATCAGTTAAGAATATCTCAGAGACCAAGAAACATAGAGGAAGCATTTGCCCATAGAAGTGTATCTGTTTTTCCACCACATCTTGTAACTGCACAACAAAGAAGAATAGAAGACAAAGAATATGCCTATGAATTCTTGGATATAAGTACTGATGAGAATGGTAAACCTTCTGTTAAACCATCTAATAGACAGCCAATTAAAGAATTTCCAGTAACTAAAAAGACTGAAGATAAAACAGGAGTACTAGTAGTTTGGGAAAGACCAATTAAAGACCCAACTTTTGGACAGTACTATGCTTCTATTGACCCCGTGTCAGAAGGTAAAACTACAACATCAGATTCATTATGTTCTATCTATGTTATGAAAGCTCCTGTAGAAGTTACAAAAGTAACTGGTATAGAAACTGAAACTTACATAGAACCAGATAAGATTGTAGCTGCTTGGTGTGGTAGGTTTGATGACCTTAATAAAACTCACCAGAGACTGGAGTTAATTATAGAATGGTATAATGCATGGACAGTAATTGAGAATAACATCTCATTATTTATCCAGTATATGATATCTAGAAAGAAACAAAGATTCTTAGTACCTAAAAGTCAGATCATGTTCTTGAAAGATTTGGGTGCAAATGCTAACGTCTTCCAGGAGTATGGTTGGAAAAATACAGGAACTTTATTTAAACAACATCTTCTTAACTATGCAATAGAATATACTAAAGAAGAATTAGATGTAGAAACTAAAACAGATGGTACAATTGTACGTACAAAATACGGTATAGAAAGAATACCTGACCCCATGTTACTTACTGAAATGCGTGAATATGCACCAGGAGTCAATGTGGATAGACTAGTTTCATTCTGTGCATTGGTTGCATTTATGAGAATACAGCAATCAAACAGAGGTTATGCTAAAAGAGTAATAATGGATGATGCCGCTAAAAACTTGCAAAAGTCAGAAAATTTGTTTAAATTAAACAATAGTCCATTTAGACATATTGGTAAATCAGTTTATAGGAATAGTGATGGCGGCAAGCGGTCTCCTTTTAAACATTTTAAATAATAAGTATGCAAATATATAACGCATTACAGTTAAAGAAAGGTGCTAAGACTCAGCATAATAGGATGGGTAGTATTACTCAACCTTTACAATTTTTATCAAATAAAGATAAAGATGAAGAATGGGCAGCATGGAACCTTGACTGGTTAGAATGGAACGGCCTTAAACAAGTCCGCAGAAATGCCCGTAGGTTAATGAAGAACTACAAACTTGCAAAGGGTATTATTGATAAGACAGATTATCTTATGGTAGAAGATAATGAAATGAGAGATATAGTAGAAGTCTTAACTAAAGAAGATGCATCTGCTATGGAACTTAAGTTCTATCCTATCATCCCAAATGTTATTAATGTTCTAGTAGCTGAATTTGCTAAGAGATCAACTAAACTTACATACCGTGCAGTAGATGATTTCTCATATAATGAGATGATGGAGCAAAAGCGCAAGATGGTAGAAGATACCTTAATGGCGGATGCTCAAACTAAAATCATGGCTGCTCTAGTTGAACAAGGCCTAGATCAAAATTCTGAAGAAGCAAATAAACAATTACAACCAGATACTTTAAAGTCATTACCAGAGATTGAACAATTCTTTAAGAAGGATTATAGAGGAATGGTAGAGCAATGGGCATCTCATCAACATGCAGTTGATACTGAAAGATTCAGAATGGATGAACTTGAGGAAAGAGGATTCAGAGATATGCTTATTACAGATAGAGAGTTCTGGCATTTTAGAATGATGGAAGATGACTATGAAGTAGAACTTTGGAATCCACCATTAACATTCTATCACAAATCTCCAGATGCTAGATATATTTCACAAGGTAACTGGGTAGGTAAAATTGATATGTTTACTGTATCTGATGTTATTGATAAATTTGGATACTTAATGACCCAAGAGCAGATGGAAGCTTGTGAAGCAATCTACCCTATTAGGTCAGGAGGTTACATTACCGGAGGATATCAAAATGATGGTACATACTATGATGCTACCAAATCTCATGATTGGAATACTAATATGCCTTCTCTTGCTTACAGACAATATACATCAATGATGGCTGGATCTGTTTATGATGGAGGTGATATTATAAATCAAATACTCTCAGAGGGAGAAGATTACTTTGACCAAGGTACTGCATATTTATTACGTTGTACTACTTCTTACTGGAAGTCTCAGCGTAAAGTAGGACACTTAACTAAGATTAATGAAACCGGTGAAGTTATTACAGAAATAATTACTGAAGATTATAAAGTAACAGATAAGCCAATCTATGATACAAGATTGTTTAAAAACAAAACAAGAGATAATATTGTATTTGGAGAACACATTGATTGGATTTGGATTAATGAAGTATGGGGCGGTGTAAAGATTGGACCAAATATTCCTTCATTCTGGGGTATGAATAATCCTGGAGGTTTCTCACCTATCTATATTGGTATTGAAAAAAATCATATTGGCCCATTAAAATTCCAATTCAAGGGAGACAATAGCCTATATGGATGTAAACTACCCGTAGAAGGCGCAGTCTTTTCAGATAGAAATACTAAGTCAACTGCATTGTTAGATTTAATGAAACCATATCAAATTGGATTCAATATTGTAAATAACCAAATTGCAGATATCTTAGTAGATGAACTAGGTACTGTAATCATGTTAGATCAAAACTCTTTACCAAGACACTCATTAGGAGAAGACTGGGGGAAAGGTAACTTAGCTAAAGCCTATGTTGCAATGAAGAACTTCCAGATGTTACCATTAGATACTTCTATTACAAATACTGAGAATGCTCTTAACTTTAACCATTTCCAAAAACTAGATTTATCTCAGACAGAAAGATTAATGTCAAGGATACAATTGGCTACACACTTTAAACAACAAGCATATGAAGTAATTGGTGTTAATCCACAAAGGATGGGGCAACAGATATCACAGATGACTGCTACAGGGGTAGAACAAGCCACTGCAGCCTCTTACGCACAGACAGAGGTATTCTTTATTCAACACTGTGATTACTTGATGCCTAGAGTACACCAAATGCGTACTGACTTAGCACAGTATTATCACTCAACTAATCCATCTAAAAGATTAACTTATATGACATCAGCAGATGAGAAAGTAAACTTTGAGATAAATGGTACTGACTTATTAGCAAGAGATCTAAATATTTTTGCAAGTACAACTGCAAATCATAGAGCTATCCTTGAGCAATTAAAACAAATGGCACTTACTAATAATACTACCGGAGCATCTATCTATGACTTAGGTAAATTAGTTCAGTCAGATTCAATTGCACAAATGAACACTGTTCTTAAAGAAGCTGAGAGTAAACAAACTCAACAAAAACAACAAGAGCAACAGTCAGCACAACAAATGCAAGAACAACAACTTGCATCTCAGAAAGAACAGAAACAGATGGAGATTGATGCTGAGGCTACTAAGGAAGAGAAGAATAGACAGAGAGATATTCTGGTTGCAGAAATACGCGCAGCAGGTTATGGATCTATGTCAGATGTCAATAAGAATATGGAATCAGACTATGTTGATGCAATGAAAGAGATCAGATCAACTGATCAATATCAAGAGCAAACTAATCTTCAGAGAGAAAAGGAAGTTAACCGTATGAATATTGATTCTCAGAAGAACCAGATAGAACGGGAAAAAATAGCTGCTCAGAAAGAAATTGCTAACAAGCAATTGCAGATTGCACAAGAAAACAAAAATAAATTTGACACCGGTAGTAAAAATAAGGGAGAGAAAAAATAGCCTTAGCTATATAATGTGAAAATCTTTTTTTATTACTATAAATTTCTCAAGTTTAATTTGTATATTAAAGTATAAACAAAAACCAACAATAATGAGTGATAACACAAAAAACCCAACTGGGGAAACCCAGATGTTAGATTCTACAACGGTAGATCAAGTAGATGTAAATTTAGATGAGATCTTTGGTAGTCCGGGTGCGGATAGCATAATGCTTCCTTCAAATGGAGAACAAGCAGAGAAACCTAAAAATTTATTTTCTAAAGAAGATGTAGTAGATACTTCGTTCATTGACATGCCTAATGTTACTGCTAAAGATAAGCAGGAAGCAGCAGAAAAGAAAGCAGATGTTGAAGAGGCAATTGCTGAATTAGATGGCTTAATCTCTCAAGAAGAGGATGCTGGAAATAAAGGAAGACCAAAGGTTGATAAATCTGGTCTTGCTGAGTTAGCATCTAAAATGATTGAAGAAGGAGCTCTAATGGCTTTTGATGATGATAAACCTTTAGAGGAATATACAACAAAAGATTTTAGAGAACTTTTTGAAGCTAATTTTGAAGATAAAGAAAATAAAGTTAGAGAGAATGTTCCAAAAGAATTCTTTAAGTCATTGCCGGAAGAACTTCAAATAGCAGCTAAGTATGTAGCTGATGGTGGACAAGATCTTAAAGGTTTGTTTAGAACACTTGCTCAAGTTGAAGAAGTATTTGAACTTGATCCAAACATTGAACAACACCAAGAAGAAATTACACGTCAATACTTATATGCTACTAATTTTGGAACTGCAGAAGAAATTGAAGATGAGATTAATGATTGGAAAGACATTGATAAGCTTGGACAAAAAGCAAAACAATTCAAACCAAAGTTAGATAGAATGCATGAAGAAGTTGTTGCTAGAAAACTTGCAGAGCAAGAGCATAAGAAAGAACAACAAGCACATCAAGCTAAAGCTTACCAAGACAATGTGTATAACACACTTGTTGGAGGTGAGTTAGGAGGATTAAAAATTGATAAGAAAGTACAAGGTATGCTTTACTCAGGATTGGTTCAACCTAATTACTCTTCAATTTCTGGTAAGCAAACTAACTTACTTGGACACTTACTAGAGAAGTATCAGTTTGTAGAACCAAGACATGATTTAATTGCTGAAGCACTTTGGTTATTATCTGATCCAGAAGGATACAGAAATAAAGTAAAAGATGTAGGTGGTAAAGCTGTTGTAGAAAAAACAGTAAGGCAATTAAAAACTGAGGAATCTAGAAAACTTTCTAGTTCTTCAACAAATACAGGAGATGATGAAATCAGTAGACCAACTGGTAACAGATCATCACAAAGGACAATCCCTCGCCAGAACAATATGTTCAAAAGAGGCTTTTAAATAGTAACAAATAAAAACAAATAAACAATGGCAACTCCAGTAATGAACAATGGTATTTTCCTAAGGGATACCGCTTACAACGCAAGTTCCCATGTGGATTCGTACCACCTGGTAAACATGCTAAAAGATGCAGAACCAATGGACTTAGGTCCAGTGGATCTATGGGCTATGGCTCAGAAAGTTGAAATGCCTCTTTATCAAATGTCTTCATTTGGTGGGAAAAATGTAATTAATGTAGATAATGCTCGTGGAGAGTACAAATGGCAGACTCCTGTTTCTACAGATCTTCCATACATCATTGAAGATATTGAAGGACAAAATGAGTTCAAAGGTATTGATGGGACTACATTCCGTATCAAATTAAGTAGACGTGAGTTTGGACATGGTGATATCATCACTTATGACAAATACAACGGTGTTGAGATGTACATCACAGCTGAAGACATTCTTCCAATGGGTGATGGTTTTATCTATACTGTACAGTTGGTAAACAATGACAACTTCAAATACTTGGATAACAAGTACTTGGCTAATGGTACTAAAGTATTCCGTAAAGGTTCCGCAAGAGGTGAGTATGGTGAGAGATTCTCTGACATTACAACAAGAACAGGATTCCGTGAATTCTATAACTTTGTTGGTGGTGCTGAAGCTCACGTACATTATTCTGTATCTTCAAGAGCAGACTTAATGATCAAAGGTGGAATGAATGCAGATGGTACAGTTCCTGTAACTGAAATCTGGAGAACATTTGATAAGTCTATTGATCCTTCTATTTCTTCATTA